GTCTAAGGCCTGGTGCCGGTAATGGGGTATGAACATCTCTCCATCGGGTGTCTCATGCCAGACATCTATCCGTTGGGGCCCGCAGAGGCATTCCCCTGTCGGGTGGACCTCATGGATGAACCCCATTTCGGTGGGGGCGTAGTGGAACGAGGTCGGGTGTCCTTCGGTGCCTGTCTGGGTCGTCCAAACAGCCCAGGTGTCGCTACCGGCTACTAGCCCCATGGTGTCTCCGTCAGCCGTTTGCTGGGTGTTCAGCGAGGAAGGTCTCGTAAGCCTCTGGGCTGTTCAAGACAATCGTAATCCCTCCTGAGGTGTCCGGCCCCTTACCGATGGTCATGCTAATGGTGCCTACTAGCGTGCCAACAGCAACGAGGAGCCCGGTGACCGCTACGAGAAGTTTGGTGACCCTGCTCATGGGGTCAATCTACATCTAGCGTGTATCCCATGACCAGAGCCTTGACCTGACCGTATAGGTCGTTGATTGACCCGTTGTTGTCAATGACCCCGTCCCAGCCCTGGAACTCGTCCAACTGTTCCTCGCCGGAGTGATTGAGGATGGGCACATCCCTGTCTATCCGGTAGACCCTTCCCCCCGCTTTCCAGATGGCTTCCACCTCGTTCATGTACCGGACATCGGTGATGACCACGTTGGTGCCCGACTCGTCTAGGAGTTCGGCTTCTCTGATCACCGGTCTGCACCACACGGCAGGGTCTAGCACCTCACGCAAGCCATGACCCAGCCTCTGGAGCAGGCCCCGGACCTCCCGGTTGCTCTTGGTTATTTCCCAACCCATCTTGTCGACCATGTTCTGGAGACAGAAGTAGTAGTCGGTTGATACGGGGTCGACCACCGGGTCCAGGGTGTAAAGGACTTGCCGGACCAGGTCTGCGAACGCTAGGCGTTCCCAACCCTGGTTCACCAGCCAGTCCCCTGCCGTGTCTTTACCAACCTGGGCCCGGTGGCCGAACCCTACGATCATGCGGGACTTGGCAGGCGGCGGTTCCTGTTACCCATGGCTTCCCGTTCGGCCTTCCACTTCGCCTTCAGCAGGGCGGCGTCCTTCTCCCGCTCCTCCAGAAGCGCCAGCCTGGTCATTGTCCTGTCTTCACCTGTTGGTGTGAGTGCCACGGTTTCCTCTCAGTTCCACTTTCTCATCTTGGCCATCCAAAACTGGTTTTCCTCTATCTCCGCTTCCCTGCGTCGGAGCCGGATCTGGCGGTAGATCAGACTACAGAAGATCCAGACATTGCAGAGCATGAGGAAGGTATTGAGGCTCATACTTCCGGGACCTCCAGTCTCGTTTGACACTCTGATGTCAACCAGAGTTGTTTGACGAGGGCAAGTATGGCAAAGGCAGGGATGTCGGCTTCGTCAGCGAGCCTGGTGAAGTTGTCTAGGTTGAGGATCCACTTGCCCTTGCCGTTCCGGTCCCTACGGACCCGTTCTACGGCTATCAGTTCCCAGATGGGGACGATGAACAGGCGGGGCTGCCGCTGGTCCTCAGGTAGGTGATGGTCGTGGACGTTGTCCCGGAGCAGGAAGAACACATGAGGGTACTTGGTGCAGGCCCGCCGAACAGTCAGTTCATCTATTACGAACAGGTTACGTTCGGGGACCCCGTCAACCAGGTGCCAGCGTTGGGTGTAGTTCTGGTTCTTCTCTTTGACTTCGACGTAGTAGCCCGGTACCCAGATGTCCAGGTCATCGGTGGCGTCGAACCGGGTGATAACCGGTATCCCAATGGACTCCGCTACATACTCCTCGTACTCCCGGGCGTTGGAGAAGTCGTGTACCTTCTGTTCCCGGGTGCGCTTGTAGGGCTCACTCATCGGCCAGTTCCTCTGGCACACCCAGCATGTCCCAGGCCTCCAGTAGTTCGTACAGGAACTCTGCGTCCACGATGGCCACGGTGCCCGGCGACATCGACAGTCGTCTGTCCCCGTCCGCAGCCACGATGGCCCACTGGTGGTCGGGTGCCACGGCCCGTATCTTCCGCACCCATTCCCGTATGTCCCACTGTTTCCGGTGCTTGGCCTCCACGGGGATGGGTACCCCGGTGAAGTCGTCCGACTTGTTGCCTGCCTTGGCTCTGTCGGCGTCGGGCCAAATCTCTTGCAGGGCGACAAGGACTTCATTCTCAAAGGCGGTGCCTTTGGACCGGGCAGGGTTAGACATCGCACTTCAGTCTACTGCTGGGGGTGCCCAGCCTTCGGCCAATGCCTCTGCGAGCCGTCCACCTGGCAGGAAAATGCCTTGGACATCGTAATCTTCTAGGGCTGTTCGGATCTTGTCGGCGGCACTGCGACCGGCCAGGTCGTCATCCAACAGGAGGAACGTGGTCTCGTAAGGCCAACCGTTGAACCAGCGGGCTTGGATGGCCCCGGCTCCTGCCGGTACACCGTAGACAGCGTGACGTTCATCGTTCTTGAGGGCCTTAGACAGGCACCAGGTGTCTGACTCCCCTTCGCAGATCCAAGCGTGGGTGGCTTCCGGCCGGTACAGGACGCTGTATAAAGCCGTGGTAAAGCGGCTCCCTTTGACGCTCATTTTGTTGTCTGCTCCCATGGTGCCCCTGGTCTTTATGCCTACGATCTTGCCCTCATACCAGAACGGGATCCACAGGGAATACTGGGTGACCTTGATACCGAACGACTCAACATCGTCCAGGGTCAGGTAGGGCCATTTCTTCGCCACCATGTCCCGGGCATTCTGCCGAAACGTGGCACAGCCTGCCGGTTCATTGTTGAACCTGTCGGTCAGGTCGGGCAGCGCCTTGGGGGCCATCTCATCTCGTTTACCATCCATCCCCTCTGCTTGACAGATGAATGTCAAAGCACGCCAGAAGTTGCAGTTCAGAACCAACTTCACGAACTCAATCTGGTCGCCGCCAACGCCGGTAGAGAAGTCGTAGAAGTCGTACTCGTAGATGTGGAGGCTGGGTACGTTCTCGTCGGGGTTGTGGATCGACCGGATCTTGTGGCTACTGTCCGGCGGGTCAAGAGACAGAAGGTCCAGGACGGTCTCCATGCGGACCTCTCTGGCGACCTCCTTCATTTCGTCCAGTTCAGTCTCCACCGAACTCCTTCTTTCGTTCCTGTGTCATAAAGTGGTTTGCTTCCACCGCTGCCTTGTGTTCAAGGTCGGTGTATAGGCGTACCACATGGATGCAGCAGTCGAAGTCGCATTCGTCCTCCTCCTCAGAGGTCGGGGTCCCGTCGTGGGTGTCGCACACAGGCGGGCCAATCCACCCGTTCTTCATCCCCAGCCGAAGCCAGGACAGGAACGCCCTTCTCGCCCTAAGCCCCATCCCGATGCTCCTTCTGTTCTTGGAGGCTGCTGACCTTCTTCTCTGCTTCCTCCTTGGTGAAGGCGTAGTCGACCATTACGTCGTCGTCGTAGATGCGCCAGGCAAACCGGACGAGGCCCGCTCCCAGGTACACCGTTTGCTTCTCCATGGCTACACCCATTAGAACTCCAGTTGTTCGGTGGGTAGGTCAGAGGGCATGGGGACGATTGACCCTGTCTGTGTGTCGAAGTGGTGCCGGACACCGTCGGGGTAGATCCCGCCTGAGGAGCGGGTCTTGAGGAACTGGAGCCGGAAGTCGTTGTCCATGGCCACCCTCATGTCCGGGCTCAGGTTGGGGTTCAGGCAGGGCCGGAAGGCTCCCGCTACATAGTCGGCGGACATCTCCCCACCGAATCGGGCGTCGGTCATGGTGAGGGGCTGGTGGCCCTGGTTGTTGTCCCCCCGTTTGACCTGGTGTAGGACCACCAGGGCGATGTCCTCCTTGCGTGCGAAGTCCTTGAGGGACCATCCCAGTTTGTCGACGTTCTCCACCTGGGTCATGCCGGGGGACCGGACCAGTTCCATGTAGTCAACGACAGCGAGCCTGGCTGGTTGACCGAAGGTGGCGGCGTACTCCTCTAGGGCCTCCCTCATGGCTCGTACCGACAGGCCGGGCTCGTCCTCTATGGCCAGCATCGGGTACCGCCGCTCCGCTATGCCCACCCCGGCGGCTTCTCCCGTTGACGATAATGACCGCTCAATGTCAATCGTCGGGGTGTTGCTGGCGATCCCAGCCAGGCGTTGGAGTATGTACCGGGCGTGCATCTCCAGGGAGAAGAAGATCATCGGTGTGGTTTCGTCCTGGTTGGCAATCATGTTGAGAGCCCACCAGGTCTTGCCGACACTGGTGCGGGCCAGGAACAGGAACACTTCTCCGGGGGCTATGCCTCCGTTTGTTCTGGAGTCAAAGAGGGGATAGCCGGTGGGGATCCGGGTCAGACCGGATGTCGCCCACCGGCTCAACTCCTCGCCAACCTCCTCTAGTCGGCGTACAGACATGGCGGCTAGGAAACGCTGTAACCGGCGGGGATGTCCAGGCCCAGGTGTGAGAACACCCAGTCGGGGGCCCGGGTGCTGAACTTGTCTGACTTGATCCAGAGGCCGATGTTCCAGGTCTTGCCGTGGTTGTCTGGTGGGCCCTGGATGGTCTTGTGACGGAAGTCGGGACCAGCCGCAGACTTCTTGTCGCCAATGTTGTTGTGCCAGTTGTCCGGGTTGTTGACCAGAGCGTCTGCCCACTTGGCTTCCTCGGCGGAGGCGGCGTTGATGGGCCCCGCCTGGACCTGTGGTGCGTAGGCGGGCCCCGGCACAGGTACCGGTGCTGGTGCTGGTGCTGGTGCTGGTGCTGGTACCGGTGTTGCTCCCGGGAACACCTGGGTCACGATTACCTCAGTCGCAGCAGCGGTAGCCGAAGCGATCCTCGCCACAAGGTCATTGTGGACTGTCTCCACGGTGGCCAGGTAGACGTTCGGGTCGGGGTTCCCGCAGCAGATAGAACCTGCCACCTTCGCCGCAACCTGGGCCACGATTTCGGCCTTTTCTTGGGGGCTGTAAGCCATGCTCTCCTCCTTAGGAGTTGGTTCGTTCCAGGATCTCGCCGTAAGGGCACTTCAACCAGTGGTCGCAGAACCTTTCGGTGCAGAGGAACGATGTTGTGTTTGGCAAGAAGGTGTTTCCTTCAAGCAACCCAGCGGTCAACTGGGCCTTTGACATCACAGCGTCAACCTGAGCCACGGTGCGTGGCGCATCTATCCGCTGGAAGTCTCCCTTCCATGACGCAATGTCATAAGTGAACGTGACATTGTCGTCCTGAAGGACTTCTTGCAGGGCTCCGATGTAGAACCCTGGCTGTGGGGTGTTGCGGTGGCTCTCCTTGTTCTTCTGCCACTTCTTCTTCGCTGTCTTGTGGTCAACGATCCGGTGCCAGCCGTCGGGGCCTTGGAGGACCAGGTCGACGGTTCCTTTCCGGGCCCACATGCCCTCTGTGTGGGCGTCGTCTGTGAACAGGGGCAGCATGATGGACTTCTCCACCATCTTGACCTCGTACTCGTCTGGCCAGACCCGACCCTGGTCGAAGTAGGCCACGATCAGGGCGGACAGCATGTTCTCAGCCTCGCTGAGGTTCAGGTCCATGCGCTTCTCACGGGCGGTTTCCTGTTGGTAGGTCCAGGAGAAGATTTCCTCGTCAGCGAGAGCGATCTCCCTACGGAGAGCAGACAGGGCTTCGGAGACACAGTCGCCTTTGTCGGCCAGGTCGCCGTTCATCCGACAGATGTAGTAGAGGGCCAGGCCTGCGTGGTAGCCGGTGCCCATGGCCCGGTTGATGTCCGACGTATAGACCCGGTCGGGGGCTTTGGAGTAGGACAGCCTCAGGTGGCAAATCTCAGCGGTGTTGATGTCGGACTGGTGGATCTCCCGTGGGCGGAACTGGTTTAGTTCGTAGGGGTCTAGCAGGCCGGTGGTCTTGGGGGTCATGTGCGTACTCTCTGTCCGTCCATGCGGGCCTTGGCTACGGCCCAGTAGACCTGGTGTGGTTCCAGGTTGAGGTCGGAGGCGATGCGCTTGGCGTTGTCGCCCATGTCGTACCGCCGGATGATCTCTCGTTTCTGTCCCCGGTCGGTGGCAGTCCTATTCTTGCGGTTGGGTGTGACACCGTGGATGTCGAAGATGTAGTAGACCCAGCCCCGGGTCTTGCTCAGGGCCTGGCTTATCTCCTGGGGGGTGAACCCCTGGATGTGGAGGAGGATGGATGTGGCTTCCTCTGGGCTCCAGCGGGCTTCTTGCCGCACCTGACGTACTGTCTCAGGAGTCACTGACAGAACCCGGGCGATGTCCTGGGAGGACATTCCGAAGGCCCACAGGTGCCGAACAGCGTCAGAGATTTCCTGCCCGTAGTACCCGGCCAGGCGGGCGTTCTCACAGGTGTGTCGGACCTTGGGAGCGTTGATCCCGAACCGGTCCAACTGGATGCTCACAGGGCTGACAGAGGAATCCCCCTGGTCAACGCAGTAATCTCGTAGCAGCACAGCGACCCAATCAGGGTCGGGGGTGCTGATGGACTGGGCTAGGGTCTCTGTCTCCAAGGCTTCCTCCTGGTCCTGGCAGGCTCGCTTTAGGCGAGCCCTACCTGGTGGCTGGTCAGTGACAGATCAGTATAACGAGCGTTTTGGGGAAAGTGGTGGACCCTAGAACAGGGCTCCCTGGGATTCGTCCTTCCCTACACCGGGGGCCAGGAGAGCGTCCCAGGTCAGGGTACCTATAACCCCATCGGGTGTTAGCCCTGTCGCCCTCTGAAATCTTTTCGCCGCACTGCGTGTACGCCACCCAAACACACCGTCCGGGGGTCCGGCGTCGAACCCCTTGGCTCCCAACTGACGCTGGGCCACCTCCACCGCCTTGCCCCTGGACCGTCGTCGGAGAGGCTTCCTGGTGACCTCCTCCCGGAGACCCTTGACGAAAGCGAGGATGCCCTTGAAGTCGATCTTGGGTGTCGGCGGGTCGGTGAACGCCGGGGCTGGGAACCAGCCGTCAGCGTCCCTGGGCTGATGGTGCCACCACTCACCCTTCACTGTTGGCCTCAGCCCCATGGACTGTGCTATCTCGCTGGCCCGCACAGTTGACAACTTCTTGTCAGTTATGTGGAAGTCCACGGCGTAGCCGTAGCCGTCCCCGGGTTGCTGTTGGTGGAACGAGCCGACGAAGAAGCCGTCGGGGCGTTTCCAATCTGGGTTGGCAGCGAGGTTGAATCCCTTTTTCCCGGCCTTGTAGCCATCGTAGAGTCGCTTTTGCTCTGCGTAGGATCTCACGCCACTGCTAACAATCATCCGCCCCTGGATCTCCGGGTGCCGGAACAACGCCACTAGCCGGTACTTGAGGGTGGGGTGCAGGAGGTCCACCTGGACCCACTTGCCCTTGACCGGGATGCCTTCCTTCTCCATGACCGGCCTACGCAGGAGAGTACCGGACTGGGTCCCAGAGCCGGACCAGCGAGCCCTTTTGACAGATTGGTGTCAAGTGAGGGGACGTAGAAAAGACCCCGTCCCGGCCTACCAGAGAGGAGGAACTCCTGGTAAGCGGGGACGGGGTCAGGGCAGGGGCCGTAGGGAGGCCTCCACCCAGGGGACCGGCACACCACCTGAGGGGAAAACGGTGGCGGAGCGGGTCCCTGGTCTCAGGTCCTGAATGTTTCAAGGACCTTGTCGTGTGTGCCATCACCGGAGCAAACTACCACGGTGCTGGGCAGGCCACGACGATCAAGGGCAATGTGAAGATCGGAGGCGAGGTCGGATACGACCTGCCTGACGGCCTCAGTCTCCTGGGCCTGTTGACAGCGAACTGTCAAGACTAGATCATCATGTTGCTTGATTCGCATTGGATCCTCCATCTTCATTAGGGAGTGGAGTAGCGGGGAGTCGAACCCCGGTCCCAGGGAGTCCGCATGCGGTTATTTCCCTGGTCGAACCCTTACCTACCCCGTGGCGGGGAGAGAGCAGTGAACCTCCCAGAACTCTGCTCCCTCCCCATGGATAAAAGCGGGGTGGGGGGGATGTAATGAGGCTGGGTTTCCGGCTTGTCGTCCGGCTTACCCGTATAGAGCCCCACTGAGTGGTTGAGTGCCCGGTCGTCACCAGTTTGTATCAACCTCTTTCCTCAGCCCCCCACCCCACGAACTAGCCGACTGGCACGCCGCCCTGGCCCGCCTGGTCTGTCCACGATTCAACGAACGCCCGACCGTACTGGGTCGCAGCGTCATGCTCAATCATGGTGAAGACCTCACGGACGAAGGCAGCGGCCAGGCCTGGCAAACCGACAAACGCATTGTCGACCAGGTCCTTGGCAGCGTGAAACACCACCGGGTCGAACCTGACCTCAGACCTGATACGACGTTCTGCCGTAACCAGGTTCTCTAGCGAGGGTGTGGTCATGTTGACAGCCTCCTGTCAGTCGTGGTCACTGACCAGTGTAGTCCGGGTCAGTTACTCAGCGTCGTGGGCGGGGACCCCGGCCAGATAGTCGTGGCCGCAGCCACACTCTGCCCGTCCACACCAACCGAAGTCGATGTGGTCGGCTCCCTGGTCGACCGGTGCTAACGGTCGGGCCAGGGGGTCGAAGTCATCCATGACGCTGCCGCCTGACCCACTCTGGGTCACTCAGGGGCTCTGGAGGCCAGCCGAACGGATCGTCTGGGCTAACAGCCTGACGAGCCCGCTCCTGGTTGTCCAGGTCCCTCCAGCACCACAGGTACCCGATTGCGATACATGCAGTGATGAGGACCAGCAGACTGAGGACGTAGATGACCCAAGTCATCAGATCATCCCCAGGACGAGCAGAGGGCTCTGCTCACCGTCCGGGGACGTACCGTCGTATTCGACACGGTGCCCGTTCGGAGAGATGAGAACTGAACTGTCTTCGACGGTCCACTCCTCAAACCCTTCGCTGTTGAATAGTTCCTGGAACGCTTGTTCCATGGGATTCCTCCTCGTTGGTTGGTATTGCGATTGACACGGTCGTGTCAGTCGTCCCCGCCAGGGCCTTGCACCCTGGTGGCTGCTAGTCGGGGGCGGGTCGGTCAGACCCGGGTGGTGCCTCTCCTGCCGACGACAAACTCGTCAGCGGAGACAACCACCTGGAAGTGGAGGCCCAGGTCGACCTTGACTAGGTCGCCCATGTAGCACTCCACGACGTAACCGTCGCTCCGTTTGGTCCCGGGCTTGCGCTTCAGTTGGACGTAGACGTTGGTGCCTGGTCGCAGGATGCGCTGCCCTTCTCGCCGGATCTCCTTGACGACGATGCGCTCCGGGGCCTCCTGGGAGACTCCGGTGCAAATCCCCATCAGGTGGTCGATGGCGTCCTCTATGGAGAGGACCTTGTCGGCCACGATGTACCTGGTACCGGCCAGGACAGACCTGGCTGTCATGCAGTGCCCGCAGGTGGTCAGGCCGTACTTCGTTTTACGGAGACACGGCGGGTTTTCCAGTGCGGGGCACCGCTTGATGGCTTCTTCGTATTTCATTGGTTCCTCCTCGCTTGATTGACACGGATGTGTCAGTCGTCCCTGCCCACGGCTTGAACGTGGGTGCCTGCCAGTCAGGGGGTTTCGGGCTTACCAGGTTCCGTTACCAACCGCCTCATGGAAGCGGTCCAGGAGGGCCTGGCGCATTCGGCTCCTGGCGTCCCAGACGGGCTGTGGCCAATCTTCTTCGGCCAGTCCATCGGGGAAGTCACAGGTAGTGATGCCCAGCAACCGGTCAGTGACCTTGTCGTGGACCTCAGCCAACCATCCCCGCCTGTCATCCAGGTGGGAAGTGGCCGGGGTGACGGCCAGGACATCTTGCACTGCCATCAGGATGGCGTATCGGTTCCCCATGTTTGGGAATCCAAGACGGTCCAGGGCTTCGGTGTAGGCGTTCAGGGCTGCCGATTTGGCAGCCTTCGCAGTGGAGTCCACCACGGTGTGCGCCCACGGTTCTCCCAGGTAGAGGGCTACCAGGCCCACGACCAGTTTGTGCACAAGCCCACGGTCAAGTGGGATGGTGCAGTTGCCAGTCGCAGGGTTAGGAAACGCAGTCATTGCAATCCTCCTCGTTGGTATTGCTGTTGACACTGGTGTGTCAATCGTCCCCAGCCAGGTCTCGCTCCTGGTGCCAGCCCTGGGCTGGTCTGGGGGGTAGTTCAGTCGATCATGCCGGTGGTTTCGGCCAGCGAAACCGCCAGCATCTTGGCCTGCTGCCGGCTCAGGAACAGCGTCACCGCCACCTCGCCGCCGATGTCGACGGTAACGAACGGCTTGTTGTTGCCGTTGGCGAAGAACCTGGTCGTGATCTCTGCCGGGTCGCTGTGCAGCATGTCGGCATGAATGTCGACGGTGGCAAAGGCGTCATGGCGGTCGTCGGCGGCAAAGTCGGAGACATGGGCAACCCAGGTGTCAGCCCGGACCTGTGTCTTCTTGTACCCGCTGCTCTTGCGACGGTTGTATTCCACAGTTGTAGTGCTCATTTGATTCCTCCTCGTTTGCCCCGACCTGGTGGCCGGGATCGTCCCCGCCCTGGGCTTGCACCAGGGAGCCTGCTAGTCGGGGGTATCGGGTCAGGCCTTGACTACATGCAGTTCGCTGTCCGCACCGAAGGGCCCCAGTTCGTTCTGGTGGCCGTGGGTCATGCAGTCAGCGACCAGCCACCAGGCGTGGTAGTCGCCGGACGGCGGCTCCACCTTGACCACCTTGAGGCTGGTCGGGAACCACTTGATTAGCGAGCGGTCCCAGTCGTCAGCCTTGCGCCAGGTGGTGCCACAAACGATGTCGCCTACCTGGACCGTCGGGACCTTGACCGTGACGATTTCCTTCATACCCATTTGATTCCTCCTCGTTGGCATTGCTGTTGACAGGGTTCTGTCAATCGTCCCTGCCTGGGGCTCGCACCCAGGAGCATGCTGTTCAGGGGTGGGGCTCAGGAAGCCCCGTCGTTGCTCTCCGCCCAGGTGGGCGGGTAGTGGTCGCAGAAGTCCACGATGTCGCCGTCATCGGTGAACCAGAAGCCGCAGTTTGCGTCCTGGTTTATGGCACCGTTCTCGTTGACACCTAGACCGAACTGCCACCCTGTGTCCGGGCACCGCTCGCCGTCCCTGGGGAGGCGTCGGTACTGGTTGTTGCAGAGGCCACACTTGAGAGGGGCAACTACGCCCCACTGAATGTGACCGAATGTGATCTCCCGGCACTTGCATCCGGTGAGGATGCGCTTGGGGCCAGGTGTGATCGTTCCGTTCCTCCGTTGGCCCTTGCAGACCTTGAGAGTGCGGAGCCAGATCAACCTGGAGGTGTACCGGGTGAGGGTCTCATCGGAGAGCCTGACAGCGGAGTAGCCGATGGTCTTGTCCGGGGGGTATGGCCCCCAGGCAAATCCCATCTCGTCCACCAGGGTCGGCCATTCCAGGCCGACCTCTGCTGCCAGAGCCTTGAACCGCCGATTGTGGTAGCGGTTCTGCCTGGAGCAGTCCTTGATCTTCCTGACATGGGCCAGCCCGTGGGCTGCCTCATGGAGGAGGGTCTGGAGGACCTGCTCCGCTCCCCCGGCGAAGCACTCGCCGGAGATCATCACCTCAGGTGCCTGGGTGTCATCCACTGCCCACTCAGAGTAGGAGTAGTGACCCAGGACCGTTCCCCGGCGTTCCCGGCCTGTCGACTTGACGACCAGGAACACATCGGGAACGTCAGGGTGGTTGCCCTGAATCTCCCGCCAGGTGTCGTTCAGGATCTTGACAGTGGTGTCAGAGACCTGGACGTTGGTGTGTTCGTTGTGCATGGTTCCTCCTCGTTGGATTGACACTGGTGTGTCAGTCGTGCCTGCCCTGGCCTCGCACCAGGGTGGGTTCTACTCAGGCGTTGGTTGGGGCCAGGCGGTTGGCCACCAGGAAGATGGCGGGCACCACGACCAGGCAACCGGCGGTGACCTCCAAGGCCGGGACGAGGCCCTGTGTGAGGCCTGCGATCCCGTCACTGAAAGCGTTGCCCACCAGGGCACCCAGGGCGGCTCCCACTGCCTTGCAGCGGTACCGTGGGGGCACTGGCAGGTAGTCCTGAATCTCTGTCCCTGCCACCAGGCAGAGGAGCATTACCAGGTTGTCCAAAATGCCGAACGTATACATGAGTCCTCCTCGTTGGTTGTGTTCGTGCCTGCCCAGGGGTCGAACCTGGGTCCATGCCGATCAGGCGGTAGTGGTCAGTCCTTCCAGGCGTCGGTCAGGGTCTCCCAGTCCGGGCTGGCCATGTCCTTGGCCATCTCAATCACGTAGGGGTGGTTGGCCAGGACCCAGGTGTAGACCACGTTCTTGACCTCCACCAGGGTGTCTTCCTCTGGGGTGGTCGCTGCAACGCACTCGTTCATGCTCATTGCTTCCTCCTCGTTTCTTGAGCCCCGGAGGGGGCTCTCATCAGCCTGTTGATTCAGGGACGAGGAGGAGGATCCAATCCGCTCCGACCAACAACCAGCGTCGCTCCCTGCTCCATCGTCCCAGGCCATCTCCTCATCCTGGAACCGGTGGCAGGGCCCCGTGAAGGGGCGCTGGCCTCGTAGTCCATGCGGTCTTCCCAGGCGCATCACGCCATCTCCCTGGGTGGGATCGCAGGGCCTCCTCAGGACCGTGGTCCTGGGTAGGAGTGGCACCCGCTGCCGGGTGGGTCTCCCCCTGCTGTGAGCCCCGGTAGTGATCGGGACCCCGGTCTGGTCTCTCGCCCTGACCTGGGTGGAGTGGCTGGCTCCTGCCTCCCGGGGGCCGTATGTGCCCGGAACGAGAACCAAGGTAGTGCCCCTGGAGACCTGTCACTGACACATCCCACCAGGCAGAGGGCCTGGACACCCCCAAAACACCCTCCCACCAGCCCAAACACCACCAAAAAGAAATCCCCACAACACCCCCGATTGACACCCCAAATGTCAATGAGATCACAAACGTGCAGGTCAGAAGGGGTGCGACAGCGAAAACACACCCTGACCAGCAACAACGAGCCACCCACCAGTGCCCAGCGGCACACCACTGTCCAGCACCAGGCGCACCCAGGACCAGGCACCAGGCCGCACCCAAGGTGACAGGACCATGGTGCATGACCACGGGCCCGCCGATTCCCCTCCAGGACCAGGACCAGGCCTGGCGGCGACGAGACCAGGCCTCTGGTCCCCTGGTTGACACGACCTGGTCAACGGTCGTCTGGCCAGGACAACGAGATCGACCAAACTGGCCTCTGACCTGGGGAAACACGGCCTGGACGAGACCCGGGTCCATAAATCCCCGCCCACCCAGCCAGGGAGGGGGCATCCATCTATTTGAGTGACAAACAGACACCTTCCTGTCTCTAATACATATCGGATTCCTGTCTGTTTAGTACCAGGGGAACCAGGCCCATTGTGTATAATCTCCTGGTACAGGAGCCCGGCACCAGGAGCGGCGCTCCTACGGAGCCGCTACAGGTCCAGGAGCAACCCAAATGGCAAAAAAAGGCCGGACCCCGGCAAAGCGGTCTGCTCGTAAGAAGAAGGGTTACTGATATGCCTAGTAAGCGTGTGGGAAGGATCGGGAAGAAGAAGGGCGGGTTGTGGGGGTCCGGGGTTCCTGGCAGTGGCCGGGTACCGGACATGCACAAGATCGGTGCCCGTCTGGACCGGCGGGGCCGAAAGCCACCGCAGCGTGACATGCAACCGATCAAGTATAAGAAGAAGTAGGTGGACCTAGATGCACCCCCGGTTGTCGATCCCTTTGAGGACGACACTCCGCTAGTGTGCGGGGTTGATGAGGTCGAACACTGCGAGTCCTGCCAGTAAGGTCCTAGTCCACGAAACTTTCCGGGGTAACTGGAAGGAGTCCTGGAAGGGACTCCGCCACCACGCACAGGGCACAGCCACTGGGTTGCGTCTGTGGTTCCGCAAGGACCAGCACTACGGCACTTCGCTGTACCGGGAAGTCCCCCCATGCCGCCATGTGCGGTGTTCCTACACGGTGCGTGTGATGCCCGATTGGGATTCCCACAGTACGGGAAAGACGCTGGGGTTCGCTGATCTCCGCTACAAGGACCGCCTGGGTCGGGCTTACGGCCACGGCAACCGGCAGCCCAACCCTGATGGCTTCTCGTTCCGTACCTGGTTCGGCAAGACCAAGGATGGCTCTATGCCTATCGGCATGTACGTCTACCATTTGGGTCAGAAGCCAAAGTGGGGCGATTCGATCAAGGTCGGCCAGGTCCAGGTGGGTGGTGATCCTGTTCGCTTTGAGTGTGAAGCCGACTTTGACGAGGGGTTCATACGGGCCCGCTTGGATGGCGGAGACTGGGTCCGGCACAACATTGTTGTTTCCGACAAGACGGCGGTTACCCGTGCCTGGGTGGATGCGTATTACGGGGGTCCTGCTGTCGCCCCGAAGGATATGTCGTGGGAGGTGTCCGACTACAGGTTGGAGAACCTTGGCGCTGATGTTGCTGACCCGGCAATCGACTGGGACGCCATCGCCAGGATGATCGCTGAGAAGGAGGAGGCCGACAAGGAGACCGCTGAGTCGGAACAGGCACAGTCGCTAGCGGACGAGTTGAGAGAGTTGGCGGATCGGGTAGAGCAACTGTGAGCAACTATTCCAAGTGGTCTAAGCACCGCCGCTTTGAAGCCGCTGTCAAGCGTGTCATTGACGAGGGCTGGACCCAGACGGAGGCCTCCAAGGAGTACGGGGTTTCCCGGCAGCACCTGAACAAGAAGGTGAAGATAGCCCGGGAGGAACGGGACGCCCAGGTGGATGCTGCTAAGGCCCGTATCAACATTTCGCCTCTGGGCCTGAACGAGAAACGCCGGGTCGGGACCTTTGAGGAGTTCGACCAGCGGTACTTCGGGCATTGGATTTGCCCCGACTGTGACAAGCACCATGAGATGCCGGACTTTCACCGGGACATGGCGGAGGCCTGCCACGGCGACGCCCACCGGGTGCTGATCAACCTTCCTCCGTATCACTCCAAGTCCACGAACGTCACGGTGAAGGACACCATCTATTCGCTGGTGAAGAACCCGAACCTTCGGACACTGATCGTGTCGAAGTCTTTGCCGTTCGCCCGGACGTTCCTGCATTCGATCAACGAACTGCTGTGCAACCCGGACCTGTATGAGGGGGCCGGGGGCAACCTGATTGAAGACTGGGGGCCGTTCAAGCCTGAAGGGTCGCAGTCGGTGTGGAACCAGGAAGCGATCTATGTCGCTGGCCGCCAAACCGCTGAGAAGGACCCGACCGTTCAGGTGTTGGGTGTCGGCGCTCAGATTTACGGCCGCCGTGCTGACATCATCAAGTTTGACGATGTCGCCACCCTGGACAACCAGCGCAACCCCGACCGGGTAGCGGGCATGTTGGAGTGGATCGACAAGGAGGCCCTGTCCCGAATCGGGAAGAAGGGCAAGGCGATCTGGGTTGGAACAAGGGTGTCCCCCGGCGACATCTATTCGACGCTGTCCAACAGGCCCGGCTACAAGGTGTTGCGGTACTCCTGCATCCAGGACGACACGAACGAGGAGGTTCTGTGGCCGGACCATTTCCCGTATGACCAGGCGCTGATCCACCGGTCAGAAATGCGGCCCGCCGACTTCCAGTTGGTGTACCAGAACGTCGACATCCCCGGCCTGGGGGCGTCGTTCACCCATGAAATGCTGGATGTGTGCAAAGACACCTCTCGCACGATTGGGCACTACGAGTCCGATTGGCGGCTGATCGCCGGTTTGGACCCGGCGGGCGGAAACAAGGATTCGGGATATACCGCTTTTTCGCTGATTGGCGTGGATCTGAAGACCGGGAAGCGTTTCCTGGTTGACCAGGTAGCGGTCAAGTCGATGAAAGCCCCCCAAATGAAGGATCAGATCATTTCGTGGACTGAGAAGTACCCGCTGTTTGAGTGGAGGGTGGAGAACAACGGGTTGCAGTCCCAGTTGGTGCAATACAACACGGAGATCATCCAGTACCTCGCCAAGAAGGGGGTCCGGGTCGTACCACACACCACACACAAGAACAAGTGGGACCCCCAGTTCGGCGTGGAGTCCCTGGCCCCGCTGATGACAGCGGAGATGTTCTCCATCCCGTGGGGTAACGCCCCTACCTGCAAGATGTTCCAACCGGTGATTGAGGAGTTCGTCGCTTTCCCCATGGGGATGCTTTCTGACAGAGTTATGTCAACTTGGTTTGCGGACCTGGGGTGCCGGGACCTGCTGGACCGGGCTCACCTACCTCTGTTCAACGAGCGGATGAAGGTCCCGGCCCGTGTCCGTCGCCGTCGACACATTGTCGATTTCCAGGGACAGGGCGTTCGGAGGGTCGAAATGAAAGACCAGCGGGCAGGTCACATGACCCGTGGCCAGTGGGGCTACCGCCGGTCGACTTTGTCCACGCCGCTACCCCACGCTGAGGTTGAGGAGCATGAGGAGGACCGGGGCCCGGAGTTTGTCAACGTCGAAGGCTTCGTGTCGGATCGGTGACACTTTCATTATGGACACTTGAGGGATAATGTTTAGAGATTACAAGAACGCCCGGGCTTTCAAGAAGGCCCAGGAGACAGTCGCTGACGGAGAAATCGTCTGCGGCACCTATTCGGACAACGGAGACCCTTTGTATTTCACTGCTCCCAGAGAAGCCACGGAGGATGAGATACGGGACCGGGCGTTTGCCGCCCGGAACGGTCGACCCTTGTCACAGGTGGAACGCCACCTGTTGGAGTTAGCGGAGGGACAGAGGGCTAATGCTGGAAGTTGACAAACTCCCCAGCATGTATAGCGCCTGGCGGCAGCGGTACACGGAACGTGATCTGAGGATCGACGTTATCGACCGCACCGTCAAGGGCGATTTCGATGAGTTCGACCCGGACGAGGAGAACGTGACTTCACGTTCACCGAACATGATTCAGGTCGCATTGGAGGACACCGCTGAAGCAGCGTCGGTGATCCCAACCATTCGGGTGCAGCCAGCCAAGGCCACCCAAACATCGAAGAAGACGGCCACCCGCATGGAGCGGGTCGCTACTTCGTACATGCAGGCCAACGGTATCGACCTGCTGATCCCCCGGGCCGTCATGGATATGGCCGCTTACGGGTACAGCGTCTGGTCGGTCAGCCCCGACTTTGAGCAGCGGATGCCGCTGATTGAACGCCGGGACCCCCGAACTTGTTACCCGGAGCCAGGGTTCCGCCCAGGTGACGCTGTCCGCAAGGTGATGTTCGGAAGGGAGGTCTACTATTCGCAGTTACCGCCGGATTACCAGATCATTCTCAGCGAGTTCGTTGGGAACAACGGTTTGGGCGAAGTGGACGAAAACACCAAGGTTGTGCTGGTCGAATACTACGACGAGCATGAATATCTACTGTGCGGCATGTACCAGGGCAACCATGACACCTTCCACCGCTTTAGTTCCGGCGACTATGCGCTCTACCCGGTCGAACTGGAACGGATCCCAAACTCTGTGGGGGTATGCCCCATCGTCATCGGGTCAAGGATCACCTTGGACGGTGAGTTTCGTGGCCAGTTCGACCAGGTAGTAGGCCTCCTGGAGGCTCACATTCGGTTGATGTCGATGGTGTTGGACTACGCAGACCAGGCCGTCTACTCAGACATCTTCGTGAAGGATCTGATCGGAGAGATGCCCTACGGCGGTGGGGCGTACATTGAGTTGGGGCCCCAGGGCGCTATCGGTCGTGTCCCCCCAGCGGTTTCGTCGCTGAACGTCCAGGCCGACATGGCCCAGTTGATGGAAGGCATCCACCTGGGTGGCCGTTGGCCCAAGTCCCGTCCCGGCGAAATCGACCAGGCCATCGCATCAGCGAAGTTCCTGGAGTCATCCGTGGGGATGATGAACACCGCTATCCGCACCTACCACCAGATCCTCCAATCGAAACTGGAGAAGGCTCTGCGGATCGCCTGCATGGTCGACAAGGAATATTTCCCCGGCGAGAAGACCGCTGGCGGCATCCTCCGCAACCAGGAGTTCCTGGAGGAATACAACCCCGTCAAAGACATCGACATGGACAACCGGTTGCGGGTGGAGTACGGCCTGGGCATGGGCAGAGACCCGGCCCAGTCGGCGG